TTAGTTGATGCACTTAAAGCAGAAATATATTCTGATGTTGAGTCATACAAGAATTCAAAGGCATTTGAACCACCAACTGATTATGACGAACTCTACGATGATGACGATGGGTATCCAGACTAGTGGTAGATCAAAATTATTGCTAACCTTATTAAAAAGGTTGCTTAAGCAAGATGTTCTTTATACTGATGAAGAATTAAGACGTATAAAAGCACAAATAAAAGTCGTAGAAGAAGAAATTGCGACTTCAAGAACAAAACAATCAAAAGGATTTGGTAAATGAATGTAAAACTAATTCGTATGTGGTCTGGTGAAGACGTAGTAGCAGATGTAGTTAAAGAAACTGATGATTCTGTCACTATTGTTAATCCAATCGTTGCTGTTCCTTCTGGACAGGAAAATATAGCATTTGCTCCTTGGTCTCCTATTATTAAAGGTAATAATACAGAGATTGAAGTCACTAAAAAATATATCGTATATATTAGTGAAACACAAGATGAGATTATTGAGCAATATAATCAAATGTATGCTCCTGTCGCAACTCCACCTAAGAAAAGACTTATTCTATAATGACTGTAAAACTTGTAAGCATTACTCCTGATGCGGAGCAGACTATGGCATATATTGCCAGAGTGTCAAATCCTTCAAATCAGGACAATGAGAAATATGCAGGACTTTTGAAGTATTGCATCAAACATAACCATTGGAGTGTTTTTGAGCAATCTTCAATGACTTTGGAAATCGAGACTACTCGTGCTATTGCTGCACAAATTCTAAGACATAGAAGTTTTACATATCAAGAGTTTTCTCAAAGATATGCTGCAAGTACTGCATTGGGAAAAATTGATTTACCAGAACTTCGTAGACAGGATGAAAAAAATCGTCAAAATTCTATTGATGATTTAGATCCTAAAGTTGTAGAAACCTTAAATCGTCAAATTGAGACTTTATTTACTGCATCTACAAATCTTTATAGTCAGATGTTAGAAGCAGGTGTTGCAAAAGAGTGTGCTAGAATGGTATTGCCACTTGCAACTCCTACTAGAATCTATATGACTGGTTCTTGTCGTTCTTGGATACATTATATTAATCTACGTTCAGCACATGGTACTCAAAAAGAGCATATGGTGATAGCAGAAGGATGTAGAAAGGTATTTACCGAACAATTCCCTGCAGTGTCAGAAGCCCTTGAATGGGTCTAAATAACTTTATATTAACTAGAAATCATGCCTACATACCCTGTTAAAAATTTAAAAACTGGTGAAGAAAAGGAACTTTCTATGTCCATGAAATCTTATGATACGTGGAGGAAAGAAAATCCTGATTGGGACAAAGATTGGTCTAAGGGAGTTGCTGGAGTTGGAGAAGTTGGTGATTTCCAAGATAAACTAAGAAAAACCCATCCAGGTTGGACTGACGTTTTAAACAAAGCTGACAAGGCTGGTGGTATTTCGGGAAGATTAGCTAAACGGGGTGTTGGTATGACAGGTAATGCTTTTGTGGAAGATTAAATAATGGCAAGAAAGAAAAGAGCAACAGCAACAGATCAACCTATAGGAGTTGGTTTAACAGCAAAGCAGATGAAAAGAAAAAAACCAGTAAATAATGATTATTTGGTGGATATTACACCAATTACTGATAATCAAAAAAGACTGTTTGATTCTTATGATGAAGGTAAGCATATAATTGCTTATGGTGCTGCAGGAACAGGAAAGACATTTATTACTCTTTATAATGCTCTTAAAGATGTATTAAGTGAAAATACACCCTATGATAAGATTTACATTGTTAGATCTTTGGTTGCTACTCGTGAAATTGGTTTCCTTCCTGGTGATCATGAAGATAAGTCTTCATATTATCAGATACCATATAAGCATATGGTGAAGTATATGTTTCAAATGCCCTCTGATGCAGACTTTGAAATGCTATATGGAAATCTTAGAGCACAGGAAACAATTAAGTTTTGGAGTACCTCATTTTTAAGAGGAACTACTTTAGATGATGCTATTATTATAGTTGATGAATTTCAAAATTTAAATTTTCATGAATTAGATAGTATAATAACCAGAGTTGGTGAAAATACAAAGATTGTATTCTGTGGTGATGCATCTCAGACAGATCTTACAAAAACCAATGAGAGAAATGGTATTGTTGACTTTATGAAAGTAATTCGTGCGATGCCATCATTTGAAATGATAGAATTTGGTATTGATGATATTGTTCGTTCAGGACTAGTTAAAGAGTATCTTATTGCTAAATTAGAAGCAGGTATGTAATGTTTAATCATGTTGATTTGAATCTTCCTAAACTTCATAGGGAGACTATAGATGGAGTTCGTTATTATTCAGTTCCAGGAGATCTTGAAGGTGAAGTATTTAAATTAGTTTCTATCACCTCTGTTACTAGTCATTTTAATAAGGAAATCTTTGTTAATTGGAGAAAGAAGGTAGGTACTGAGGAAGCAGAAAGAATCACTAAGGCAGCAACTAGACGTGGTACTGATATGCATACTCTTACTGAGAATTATTTGAAGAATGAAGAATTACCTGAAGTTCCACCTATATCAGATTTTCTCTTTAAGATAGCAAAGGGTAAATTAAATAAGATAGACAATATTCGTACTTTAGAAGGTGCCCTATATAGTAAAGAATTAGGAATTGCTGGAACCGTCGATTGTATTGCTGAATATGACGGGGAGTTAGCGATAATAGATTTTAAAACATCAAAGAAACCTAAACCACGGGAGTGGGTGGAGCATTATTTTGTTCAGTGTATGGCATACGGATGTATGTTGTATGAATTAACGGGAATATCCGTCAAAAAATTAGTAATTATCATGGCTTGTGAAAATGGAGAATGTGTCATCTATGAAGAAAAAGACAAAGCAAAATACATCAAACTTCTCAGCAAATATATTAGAAAATTTGTTAACGATAAACTTGAAGTCTATGGAACCTAGTAAAGAATTAGAAAAAGTAATTGAGAGTAAGTTTCTAACACCTCAAAAGTTTGCCATAGAAATAGAAAAAATTGTAGCAGAGGAGGATTTAAACTATATTGATGCAATATTGCATTATTGTGATACAAATAGTTTAGAGATAGAATCTATTACAAAGTTAATTTCAAAACCACTTAAAGAAAGACTTAAATGGGATGCCATTCGTCTTAACTTTATGAAAAAAACATCTAGAGCAAAATTGCCTTTATGAAGGAAGAATTGAGTGCAAGAGTACTTTCGAGTCCTTTTCCTCATTTGATTATTGAGAATTTTTATAATAAAAAAGAACTTGATTTAATTTGGGAAGAAATTAAGTTCTTAACTAAACCAGGTAAACTTTTACCACCTGAGGATTATGGTGGTATAGAAGGATATACTGATGCAAAAGCATTGTGTTTAGATGTTGAATATAATCATAGAATTATTTCTAATATTCTTACTGTAAATAGAAAAATTTTTGATAGGCAGATACTTGAACCGTTTAGTAAAATACATGATTGTTGTGGAGAGTCTATAAATTGCAATTATGATATTACTAAAGTAAGATATTATCATGATAATGATCGTTACGATGCACATGTAGATAGGATATTTCATTTTCTTGCATTTTCTTATTTTTATAAGGAACCAAAAAGATTCACTGGTGGTGAATTAATTTTTCCAAAGTATAACTATGAGTTGACATGTGAAAATAATTCCATTATAATTATGCCAAGTTGGGTTCAGCATGGAGTAAAAAGAGTGTCGATAAAAGACTCTGATTATTATGATGGTTATGGAAGATATTGTATCTCTAGTTTTTTTGGTTCTAGAGATGATTAATGAAAGTGACTCCATTTGAAACCTATAGAACTTATCTTTCAATGAAAAGTCATTTTACTAATCCTAAATATGACTTTTTTAAATATGGTGGTAAGTCAAGAGCAACCATGACATCCTTTAATAAAAGAAAGGATAAGTATTGGTTTGAAAAAACCTCTAGAAAATATTCCGATCAACAAGTATTGGATTTTCTATTATCAAATTTCGTAATTGCAGACAACCCACAAAACTTATGGATTGGAGAAATTATCAATTCTGGCGAAAGAAATTACGCCGATTGGATGAGACGGAAACAGAGTTTGACGTACTTGTTCAAGGAACAATCCGAGAAATTGCTCTCAGAGAACGAATTAGAAACAGTATTCGATTGCTCGAAGGGACATCCAGTTATCCTAAAAAAATATCTGGGTGGAGAGATTTCGCTAGAAACACTTACGATTATGGAAAAAGTTTTTTCCTTCGTAAAAA